TCAAGCATAGATATACTTTTCTAGTATATCATCCTCTTGTTGCTTTTTCAACTGACAAATCCGTATAACCTCAATATTTTCTACATTTGTTCTATTTATGCTACATTGTCTCATTGTCAATCCATTCATCTAATTTTTTCTTATTGGCATACCAACGATTACCTATCTGTACTCCAAATCCGTTATATCCTCTCAAAAGCTCTCTTGCTTTTGTTTTTCCAATTCCAAGATAATCACATACTTCTTGAATATTTAATAAAATTCTGCCATTATTCATTACTGCACTTTCTATAATAATCACGCTCCTTAATATAAAAGGCAAAAGTTATTATAACCTCTGCCCTAATCAAAATCATATATTCTATTCCCATTCTTTTGATAAACTGTCAGCAAGCAGATATACAAGACCTCCTGCTAATGCTATACCAAAACATTTGACCATTTCTTTCTGATATACTGGTATCGACTTCTGTACAAGTCCTACATTAATACCGCAAATATTTCTTAATGGAATTTCAATTCCACAATCATATTTCAGTGCATATATCATACACCCCATAGCCTTTTCAAATGGAATCTCAAACTGTTTCATAAGCTTTTCCAAGCTATTCCATATTTTTTCCACTTTGGATTTATCATATCCCATGCCTGTAAACATATGGATATATGTACTTTTCTTTGTTTCTTCATCTGAAATTTCACTGTTTATATCTGTATCTGCCAAGAAATCCTTGCACATAAACTCAATATCATCAAATTTGATAATCTCACTTGAATAACTCCATACAGATTTAGAAGTATCAAGACAAATGACTGTTACTGGCTCTGCTTCTTCATTCTCTTTAAATTCTCCGACACAAGTAATCTTTCATGTGTATTCCTTATCCGCAGTTCGGCATATTACCTTATCTCCTTCGTGGAATTTATCTGTAATGCCATCCTTTGTATATTCTATATAATGTTTTGCTGTAATATTGTTCATCTTTTACACCTCATCTTCCTTCTGTTCACAAAATGCTTTTAATAATCTTTTGTCATAGAAATGTCTATGAATTTTCTTACAAATTCCCACAATAACACCTACACCCATATCAAGTACATTGATTGCAATAAACATAGCAACTGAACTAATAACAAGCATCGCAATAGCCTTGATAAAGTTAAAAGGTTCTGTCCACATACTGTAATTGCAGATTGTAAGCACTACCGCAACAATCTTACTGATGCTCCAATAATTTCTAATAAGTTTTTCCATTTTCTTTGTCATTTAATTTTTCCTCCATGTTTTATATTTCACAAATGTCCTTATATTTCTGTAGCAAGTCGTTATTCATTTCTTCATCAATCAAAAACCTTGCGCTCGATTTTTGTTGTATATATTTTCATCCTTCCATTAAAAAGAGAGTGCCATAAAGACACTCTCTTAAAGATTAGACATATTTATTTATATAACCTCGCATTACCTATACCATTCTTACCAAGTTGCTTGGCAGATACAGCTTCAGTAATACATTGTGTTGTTTTTCCGTTCTTGCAAATTTCTTCTCGTAACTGTCTACCGAATGTTTCAGGATCATTAACACCGTTCATCACGATATCGCCAACTTCAACAATCGTAGATGTACCAGCGGATTTTGCAATATCAGGTAATTTTGGTACAAAGTTAGTACTAGAGTAAAGAAGAGAAGGATTCGTCTTTGCAAGTTCCCAAAGATTTTCAGTCATCTCATTTGTGAATACTTTATCGCCAGGATTGAGTTCTGTTAAAAGTGCGCCGTCAGCAGCACGATAAATCAGTTCTCGTTTATTTTCTTGCGTCCATGCTAATTGACGCTTATCAATATGTTCAGAACCTTTTTCGTAACCATTAATGCTTGCTAAATCTTTATCAAGTTGTGCCGACTGCTTATCAAGATCAGCTATGAATTGTTGCAACATATCTTTGTTATGAGTTACATCCTGTATCATAGCATTGAGTCCACTCTTTTTCTCGATATAATTATTTTTTAAATCCTGTAGTTTATCTTTATTCTTCGTAGAAGATTTTTCAAACTGGTATTTATTTTCTATAGAATTCAATTCACCGTATAACTGTTTTAACTGACTTTCAAGTTCCTTAATCTGATTTTGAAAAGACTGCCTCTGACCATTAATTGCTTTTTTCTTTTGTGCGATTCCGTTTTTCTTTTTAGCTATATCAGCCTCTTTCGCAGGATCATAATTGCTAGTATCAGTTTTAGAATTAACCTTATTTTGATCATTAGTCACAGTATTATGAACGTAATCTTTTGCGCCTTGTCCTCCGTCACCACCATTGGTAGTACTAGAATCAATCTGATCTTTTGTAGTATTTGTCAGACTAGAATCTAAGGATTTCAGCGTTGCAATAATACCATCATTGCCACCAAGAAGTTCTTTGATACTATCGAGAATTGTATTTGTATCATTGAGTTTTTCATCAATGAATTCCTGGTAATCATTCATTAGATCATCAAGCATGTCCTCAGTGTCAGATATGAATTTCTCATATTGCGTATCTTTTAAATCATCTTTTGCATCCTGTAACTCAACTTTTAACTTCTGAATTTGTGCACGAGACTCTTCGGTGTCGTTATTACTATAAGGAATAAGCTGTTTTTGTAAAGAAGCAATCTGTTTTGTTTTTTCGGTAATTTCTTTCTGATATTTATAGGCATCTAACTCACTATCTTTTAATTTCTTGTATTTTTCAATCAGTTTACTCAACGCATCGGTCTGTGCTTCATAGCCCTGTTTCACAAGATCATTAATAGACTCTAATTCATCTTCGGCAGATTTCTTCGCCTCTCTATGAGCATCCTGTAAATCACGCAGACGTTGAATAACATTTTCATCAGATGTAGATAATTCTCCTTTCCTTATCTGTTCCATGATGTTGTTATATTCATTCTGATATGCTTCTGCCTGTGCAATGTAATTGTCATAGTTCGTCTTATGCAATCCAATGGTAGCAATACCATATTCAGTGAAATTACCAGTGTCTTTATCAGTCATATCTTTATGACTCAAAAGATCAATATAGTAATCAGCTTCACTATTGACACGTTTTACAGTTTCGAGAGATTTATCAAAAGTATCCCATTTTAATTGACGAAGGGCATTTTGAAATTCGACAATAGACTGAGTTGACTCGTCTATAGCATTAGTTACCTCATTGATTGCACTGACCATTTCCAACCATTCATCACTGCCTTTTTTGATAGAACCACTAATAACAGCATCATTCAAACTCTTCTGAAGTTTTTTTCTTTCTTTAATGAGTTTACTTTGCTCGCCTTTTTCGGCAGAAATAAGAGATTTATAGTAAGCTGTACTTACCTGTTTCCCCTGTTCCTGTGCAAGAGAAATCTTATTGTTAATAGATGTCTTTTTCTGCTCATTACTAGAAATTTTATTCTCATAATCAGAGGAAATATTATCAAACTTTTCTTTTGCAAGAGTAGCCTTATCTTGTTTTGCTGTTTCTTTGTATAAATCAGCAGTAGCTTTGTCGGCTTCTTTCGCATCTAAATAAGCGTTATACTGTACACATGCGTTATACAGCTTACCATTATCATTCAGCTTGGATGCTTTATTTAATAAAGACTGTGAGATACGTTTGCCAGATTTTGCAGCTTTCTTAATAGAAGCAAGGATCTTTTTATTCTCACTCGTAGATTTGAATTTACTAATTGTTTTCTTTGCAGATTTAAGATTTTTGTTATCAGTAGAAACAGCAGTATTATAAGCCTTCTGCGTCTTATTGATATTAGAGATCTTTTTGTCAATCAGTTTATTTTTAGATTTTGCAGACGTAGCATTGTCAATTTTAGCATCATATAATTCATCTTGTGAATCATATTTTTCTGTCTTTTTATCAGCAGTCGCTTTTGCCAACGCAGCGGCGGCAGTAGCATTTTCCTGCATTTGCTGTTTTAATTCGATCAGAGATGACTTATTTGAATCAATACGTTCATTATACTCATACCAAGCTTCAGAACCTTTTGTAACTGTTTTCTGTAACAGTTTTAATTGCTCATCTTGTTTATTAATATAATCAATCTGCTTTTTGATATTTTTGTTCATACTATCATAATTCTTAGTATTTGCAGAAAATCCCCATGACTCTTTTAAAGAGATCCATTTCTCCATGCGGTCATTCGCATTTTCAACTTTTGTAGAAAGCTTTTCATACTGAGTGATAAGTAATTCGATACTTGCTTGAGTTAATTCAAGCTGTTTATCTTTTAACTCATCTATTTTATCCAAACAATCCTGCGCTTTATCATACCAATTCTGATAGTCCTTGATTTGCTGTTTTACAGTATCATCTGAATAATCCCATATATTAGAAGCTCCACCACGAACAGCAGAAGCAATATCTTCATTAAGACCAACTTCATTTGCTTTCTGCATATATTTGTTGTAATCATCTGTAAGAAGTTCAATACCAAATGTTGCAGCGTTTAAAGCCTCTTTATATGCATTTAAACGAGATGTGAATGAGGAAGAAGTTTTGGCGGCTTTATCTTCGAGTTTGGAAAGTGCTTTATCAAAACGATTGATACCATTTTCAATAAAATCAAATGTTTCTGCAACAGCTTCTTTTACATCTTTTGCAGCATCCTTGGCTGCTTTTGCAGCATCGTTAACTGCTTTCTTGGTAGCAGAGCCACCAGAATAATTAGCATAAAAATTGGATGCGTCAAGATTATATGCACCATTTTTTATATCGTCTAATGTCTTTGCAAGTGTATCCGTAGCATCCTGTACAGCATCTTTCGCCTTCTGTGCCTGTTGCTGTTTTGCAAACTGGTCAATCTTAGAATTCCCGCTAGAAGGTGTATTTAATTTGGCTGGGTTCATAAGATCAATACTTCCCATACCACCACCTTTATTTGCGTCATCCCATTTTGTGATGTTAGCATTACTAAGAGAAGCTAACGCAGTTTTTAATGCACCAATCTGAGCTGCACTTGCACCTGCCGCATTTGCGATAGCAATAATGTTATCTACATCGGCTTTTGTGTCCAGCTTAATATTATTAACATCAATTTTTGACAGTGCTAAATTAGCAAGATACTGTTGTGTCTCCTGAGAAGCGTTACCTTCAGCAATTAATGCAGAAATCTCTTCCCATGTTGCATTTGCAAGATCAATACATCCATTAGCTGTAGCATATTTCTGTGCTGCTAAACGAGCCTCGACCATTTCTTCTGCATTGGCTACGCCCATCTGTTCAAGCATAGCAACAGTGCCAGCTTTTGTATCTTCTGTAAGATTTTTCATTACATCTGAATTATTGATATATTCAGTTGTAAGTTTATTAAAAGCAGATTGACATGCACCTAAGTCGGAAGGTGAATTTGCGATTGTTTTAATAAAATCATCATAAACGCTTCCTAATTCACCAAATTGTTTTTTGAAATCTTCATTATTAAGAATAGAAGACCAATCAAAATCTTCTTTATCGTATACATCAGCATAGATTTTATCTAATTGGTCTAAACCTTCGGAGAGGGCTTGAACTTGTGCAAGTGTATCAGTAAATGTTTTTGAAAAGTCCTCTTGATTCAACAATTCATCTACTTTATCAAGTTCGTTCTCCAGAGGAATGCTGTAATAGCCTTCAAACTCAGGAACTGTCGATAGATAATTGTTAATCGCATCGGTAATCTCCTTTTCGTTTCCAATAAATTGTTCGCTTGCAACTGCTGTATCAATCAGCTCTTGCTTAAATTTGTTAAAATCTTCTTCTGTCTTAGGTAATTCATTACCCTGTAACGCTGTCAACATTGTCTGTTGAGCCAAGTTTTCATTTAAGTTATCAATAGATGAATTGTATGCCTCTACTGATTCCTTCATCTCACTATATCTACTATAGATAGAATTAAACAGTGAATTGTCTGATAATTCATCAGCCGTGAATGCTTCTGAATCTCTTAATGCGTTTACTGCATCTTCAAGTTTTTTGTAATTTTCTAATGCTCCCTCAACTGTATCATCGCCAATTAAAACCAACTGACCACCACCAGTACCATATGAACCACTATCAATTACACCAGCTTTTTCAAGCTCTTTAAATGCTTTTACTGCTTCTTCTCCCGATGCACTAATAATGTTGTTAGTACCCCAGAAGTTGTCTTTTGCAACATCCATCAACTCTTCTTTTGCTGCATTTACACCAGCAATCAAGTCTGTCTGTTGATTTTTCAATGAATCAATGCTTGCTTGTTTAATGGCATTTGATAATGAACCATACTTTGCAATTAAATCATCAATGCTTTCTCCTTCAAGTCCAAGTTTCTTTAATAACTCTGTCTGTGTAGTCATTAAGTCTTCTTTAGCACTTGCATCTGTTTTTACCGCATCCGATAATTGGATGTATTTGTTTGCTAATGTAGCAATCTCGTCACCTAATGTATTGGCTGCATCTGCTGCTTCTTTAGCTTTTTGTCGTGCTTCCTCTACAGCTTGATTATGCTTAGATACTGCGGATGTTACTGCACTAACTCCAAGACTTATACCCATAAGTACAATTCCTACTGGATTGCTAAGAAATACACTCTTTAATGTAGCACCAAGTCCAGTCATAGCCGCTTTCAGCGAAAATGTACTTGCTGTACTAGTTGTATTAGCTGCGGTCTGTGCATTTGTCGCTTGCGTCAGATTCATCTCAGCAAGTTTCTGTAATGCCATCTCTTTTGTCATACCTTGCATCTGTAAAATACGCACTCTGTCAGCCTGAGTAAGTGTGTTTGTGGCTAATACATTTCTTAACTGTTCTGTTGTCAATGTACTTGTTGCCTGTGCAATACTCTTTAATGCCTGGAATCTAGCAGATAAGTTACCATTCGGAACATTACTTGCCTTCTGTAAGGCTTTTCCATATTGCTCTACTTGTTTTGTAGCTGTAATGAGTGCCATACCACCAGTAGCAATAAACTTACCAAGATTGAGTGCAATTACACCTTTTAGCGTACCTTCTACAATTCCCCAATTATTAGCAAATTCCAAAACTGCCGAACCTAAATTGGCAAGGTCACGTACTGTATTACCATTGATAATACTCTGATATGTCTCTGTAAGAGTGTTAGAAAACCTCTGACACGCTGCGTCAGCACTGGTCATCCAAGTTTGATACTCTTCTGTAGCACTTCCTGCACTATTGATTGCATCTTCATAAGCTGATGCAGATTCCTTCATACCAGATAATATCGCTGCGCCCGCTGCCGAGCGGCTCTTGCCGAACATAGTTTCAAGAACATTTGCACGTGAGGTATCATCCAACTTATCCATAATTTGTGAAATCTCGTATAACTGGTCATAATAAGATTTGAATGTATGCTCATCTTCCATAATATCAACACCAGTTAATGCCATGAGCTTTTCACGCAAGTTACTTGTGGCTGTTGCTAAATCGTCAACTTCTTCGCCCATCTCCTGCAACTCTTCAATAGCATCTGTATCACCAGATGAAGCTCTCATTCTTAATGAACCGATCTTTGCTGTGTTACCGAGGTATGACGGATCATTATAGTATTTATTTGCTGTAGCAAACATTGTAGCAGCTTGTTCAATACTCATATGTGCTTCTGTCAATGTACCAGCCGATAATCTAATGCTTTCGGCTAACCCTTCCGCATCAATACTGTACTTGTTTGACATATTATTGATGAGGTCTGTATAGGCTTCAAGTTTCTTGTCCATCTGGTCGTTTCCATAACCACCAATTTCATCAAATGAAGCAATAGAAGTCTTAATTGAACCGATTGCCGTATCAATGTCTACATCTCCAACGTTTGATAAGATGTTCGCCCACTTCGCCCCAAGTTCCGCATCGTCTAAATCCCAACCAAGTTTTTTGAGCTCTGTCACAGCATCAATCAATGAACCAACTTTTACATTAAGTTCCTGTGCCTTGCTAAGAGATTTATCAAAATACTTATATAATGCGTCTCTGTCAGAAATTTCATCTGTTACTTTCTGAAGATTTACAAGACTATCATCTAATGTCTTTGCTTCGGTTGCTGCATTTCTGACCTGATTAGAAATGGCATAAACAAGACTTGCACCACTAAAAAATTTCGTATAACTCTTAACAGATTCTTTAAATTTACTTCCCCAAGTCATACCTGCATTATTCGTTGCTACAAGCTCCGTCTTAAATGCCGATAACTCACCTCTGAGAGTTTTTAATTCACCTGTACTCTTTGCTACATTAGCAGCATTAAGCAACTGATTGTATTTAGCGGTCATTTCATGATTATTGAAAAGTTTGTTGTTGTTTCTTCCCAGAATCTTAATCTGGTTCACTAACTGTTGCTTGCTTGTATCAAAGTTCAGATGAACCTTATTATTATTTGCAACCCTCTGTGCGTTGTTAATTGCCTGTTTGGTTGCCGACTGTACACCTTTTGTATTTACATTCGGTGTGATGTTGAATGTAAGATTATTTAATCCCTTCAACTGTGCGTTGATTGCTTTCCTTGTCTTTGACATATCAAGGTTTCCAATCAGCTTGACGTACATATCGCCAAGACTTTTTGCGTCTGACTTAATCTGTTGCTTGCTTTTCGTTTTGCTAAGACCAGCAACAAGATTTACAATAAAGTCATTTACTGCCATAAATCTTTTTCCTCCTTTTTGAATTTTTCTTATTGACAATTCCATTTCCCATCTGATATAATCAAAATGGTTTATTTTACTCATTTTGTCGCATAAAAAATAAAAGGTTGTGAGATAAACACTCACACATAATTGGAATTTCTGATTGAATTATCATAGAAAAATAGAATTGATATTTATTATATAAACGCATAGAAACGTAAATATCTGAAGGATTATTTTTTCTGGTCTAAATAATTTCTGATCTTGTTTTCCACTTCATCCGTCATAAGAAGTTTCCCATGCAGAAAATTACTTAGTTTTGAACCACTCATATCGATTTCGTCTGCAACAAATGATTTCTTCAATCCATTCTTTTTAATGTAGTCGTTTAATTCTTGTTGTAAACTCACATAATACTCCTTTCTGCCAACAAAAATTTTTGGCATAATAAAAAGGTAAAGCAGCTAGTACGACCGAACCACTTTACCCTTTTATGGGGTGTCATATAAACTGTTTTTCGTGTGCCAATATCATTTATTGTTTTGAATACGATACTATTTTTATGAAATACACAAGCTGTTTGAGGACTTATGTATCTTTGAAGAAGTACACTCATAACTTGTCGGTGTCAAACTCACCTTCAAGCCCAATTTATATGTCTTTCCATATATATGCGAAAATAATCACTCCAAGAAAACCCTTATTTTAAGCCATTTGCAGGACTTTAACTTGCGAAAATATGTTCGATTTTACGAAAACTAACACGAACTATCGTCTGTTACACTTATCGCAATTACCAGTACCATTCCCCATCTGCTTTGCATAAAACATCCTACCGCATGAGGAACATCTTTTAACCGCCTTATATTTCATATAGACACGCTCATTATCCTTTTTCAGAATCTGCACTTTATTCTTCTTACTATCAATGATAAATACGTTTACTTCCTGTCCTTCCTTGTATTTACCATTAGAAGTGAATGGGTACTCTCGCCCTTTATCCTCAATAAAAACTTTTCCCGACTTACTTCTTGTATCATATGATTGTATGATACCTTTTTTTATGTCCTTTTCTTTCGGCTGTTCCAATACATCAAACTCACCAAATGCCACTACAATTATCTGCTCCCATATATTTTCAAAATCAGTTATTACAAGTGCCACTTCTTCATTATCTGCATTATCCCTATCAACACAAAAGGTCATACGATAATACATATTTACTTCTATCTCTCTAGGAACTGCCACTTTCGGCAATACCTTTTCAAAATATCCATCGTCCTGTAATTTCTTATAATCTTGAATCATAGCTTTGCTGTCACTTCTGCCCTCAACTTCAACAATCGGATTATATTCAAGCAATCGTTCCATGATATACACCGCATAATCCCTATGATTATAATATCTGTTCTGATCCGCTTTCTGCCATGCCAATAATAGACAAGCTAATCTTACTATCCTGCGACCATCTTTATCATTGGTGCGATACTTCTTACTGATTTCCTTTATCTTCTGAATCTCACTCTTGTATATCACAATCGGTTTGTCATTAAAAAATACCTCACAATCACGATCTTGTTTTGTGTCGTTCAAATACTCTCTGATAAAGTTTACCAGTGATTCACTTTTCTTAGGATTTCCGTCTTTATCATAAGAATCGACTTCATATAGATTTTTGAAAATCTTTTTACTCTTTCTATCCTTATTCTTTTCATCTGCAATATACTCTTCATTGGTGTATAAGCAAAGTCGCTCCATAATTTCATCTTTTCTGGTCTTGAAAACCTCTTCAATATCATCAATCGTCCAATCTTTCTTGCCTGTCATTTTGACAATATCATATTTTATCATCTTCTCTATTGTACGAGGCTTATATGTAGGTATTTTGCGGATATATTCATACTCTCTGACATTGATTTTGTCATTAAGTATTTTATCCAATAGTTGTTTATCCGTAATATTTAAGGCTCTCTTTATATGTGCAAAATGCAGCAGTATTTGCTTTTTCTGCTCTTCCTCTGATAAGCTGTCGTAATTCTCAATAACATCATGGATTACAGCAAGGTTGTCCTTGCCATAATCAAATGTTTTCATTATGCTTCTACATTTATATTCGTCTGAAAAATCAGCACATAGTATATTACTTCTAATCATCTTCTTCCTCCTCAATGTTTCTATCTTCTTCCCAGAATACAATGTCTTTTCCAAGAATTGTTATCGGCTCATTGTCTGTATATTTCTTTGCTTCTGAAGGTACAGCAAAATCAATTTTCTTCTTGCTATAAGGAATAACATCTAAAATATCATCCCCCATAACCTTCCAGATAAAATTATTGATACTGGTGTACTTGCTCTTTGGATATTCCTTTAATACAGTTACCAGCATATTAAAGATTTCAGCAAATCCAACCTTTAATTCTGTGAGTAATTCCTTCCTTGTGTCGAATATCAAGGCATCTAATTTACTAACTGTAAAAGTCTGCGTCTTTTCTTCTGTACTCTTGTGATTCTTTTTGCTGTAAATCTTCATCAGTTCCGACACAAACTTTTCATAGGTGGACTTGATAAACTTCTTTTCGGATGGTGTGACCTTTACTTCCTTTGCATAACTCATAAGGATATAGCTGTCTGCACTCTTCCATTTTTCCTTCATAGTCTTATCAAGTTCTTCCTCAAAGATTTCCAGTTTCCAACAAATCTTATTCATAAGGCAGTCTGTAAGAAGTAAAGGGCAGTTATCCTTGTAATAATTCCAGAAGTATTTTTCGTCCTCTGTTACTAATTTTCTCTTACCATGCATTACATCCTTTACAAATGTATCAATGGATTCAAAGGTGTACATCTTGCAAATATCCCTCATTCTGGACTGATACTTTGTGTACTTATCCTTGTAATTACTCTTAACATTGATGAAAAAGTATGGTAAATAGTTCGGAATATACTTGTTACTCTCTTGAAGTTTCTCTGCATACTTTTCTTTTTCTTTCTGTGTGGATCTTCTGATTTCATCTTTCTGCTCTTTCCAATTAGCAATCTTAAATTCCTGTGATAGCTTCGGTTTCACACCTGTCTTTGTAGAATCAATCTCTTCTCCGATTAAGAATCTATCCTTCTTAATGCTCTTAAATAATTCAAGCTGTCCAACGCTGCAATCATACTCTGGATAGTTCAGATCAGTATGGTGTAGATATTCTGGATGCTTTACAACCTTATTTCCATTTTCATCTACTGTGATTTCCGCTTTTTCTTCATCAACCGGGAATAATGGCATCATTGCAAATAGGCTTGTACTCATATTAGAATATACACCGACCTCATTACCAAATCCCTGTTTATCTGATTCCGTGGCTTCTGTAATGTCATATTTTTTCGGTGTCATGTTGTCTACACCTTTTTCATAAGTCGTAGGGTAAACATCCCACGCATTATTGATATAAACCTCTGAATTGAACGTACAAACCATGTCACTGTCAAAATCACTATCACTGTGTTTTACTGTAGATAAATCATGTAAACTGTAGATAATTCCGCTATTGATATACTTATAATATCGTTCCATTTCATCATAGATTTCTGGTGTGATACCAAGCCTATACACGTTATCTTTGTTGCAAACATCCAAAATATTATGTTCTGCAATATCGGTCATTGGAGAACGGCAAGCATCAATTTTTTCAACTCTCTTTTTCATCCAATACTTGCTATATACTGCATTAGGTGGAATAAGACCAATTCCATTCGCTTCAATATCTCTTGTGACCTGTGTTGCTCTATGCTTATGTGAATCGGAAATACCCCCTTTTTCATCCATCCAATAGTACCAATTAAAAGCCCATTGACATAAAGCATATGGATCACTAATCATAAACTGATAATTACTGTTCCCATCGGGATATAATTTTCCTGCCTTTGCACGATTCAAATAACTTTTGATGATTTTCTGAATTTGACCGCCCACATATTTATCTTTTATCAAATCAGGATTTTTCAGTAGGGCATTATTCAATGTGGTAGTTTTCAATTCCTCTTCTGCATCTACATCCTCATTATCTGCCCCATTATCTTCCTCACAATCAATGTCTGATTCTTCATCGTCCATATCTTCTTCATCTTCTGTGTCCGACAAATCTTTTATATCTTTTGCAAGTGCATATAAAATGTATTCTGGCTTACCTTCGGCAAGTAATCTTAAATACTTCTCTGTAGGCGCAATCAGCTTGTCAATATCTTCATCTTCACGAACATTACTTGTCGTTGTGAGCTGGTAATTCTGACGCACACAATCTTTTTCATCCTTTGGTTTAGGCGCAACTCTCTGTACTCCCCACAATGCTTCTGGATTTCCATTATAAAGGTCAAAATTGCAACCCATACCATCTGATTTATACAATTTCTTATATTTCCATTGTGATTCTGTCAGAATAACATCCACATCCTCAATCGGGATATACTCTATTTCGTCCTCACTCATACCTTTGTATCTGACATCTACAATCGTTTCAAATCCTTTTGCCCTGGCATATTCCATAATAGGAAATGTTACAAGCAAGCCTTTTACACCAATACTTCTAGCATTAAAGGCAGATGGGATATAGTCAATGTGTAAATCTTTCGCCCATTTCTCCGCGAATGTCGGTGTAATCAATCCCATACCATCAAAGGAATTGAGATATGCTGTATGAATAATATTTCCATTTTCATCTTCTTCCCACTTTGTTTCAAAGAATGGTCTTGTATCAATGTCATAAGTGAAACTATCTGAATCTTCATCCTTATTTTTCTTCACAAAGTAGACCAAATGATTTTTATTGTTCTTATCCTTAAAGGTTATATATTCAAAATCGGGAATAACCACAACTCTAGGCTTTCTAACAAATATACAGCCTGTTGTAGTAAGTCCCTCATATGCTCCAAATTTAGAAGGTGGTAATATTTCAGATGTTTTTACATCAAGCTGGAAGCCTACTCTGATTTTCGGCAACACCTTATCAAGAATATCTTCCTGTATGAATAAAACTGTGTTCTGTTTCAGATTTCCACTACTAGCACTTCTTCTGACATACTTTTTGCCATTGTAATAAAATCCTTTTTTTGAAAACTTGTCATAGCCTGTCTTATTTGTTTCAACGCTGATAACATATGGGAAAAATAAAAACTTCTCCATGTCCATTATCTTGTCATTGATAGCATTGATCCTACCCTCTGTCGGATGCTCATTTGCTTTTCGTTTCAACTTCTTAATCTCTTTTCGCATCTCTTTTAATTTCAGATATGCTCTATATTGTTGTTCATTCGGTGTAATATCTTCCCCATTTTCATCTATGGTTGTTTCAGGACTCACAACCTCTCTGATTTTTTGAAAAAGAATGTTATCACCAATAGTAACAAGTCCGCTATCTCCATATGATTTAGTCAGCCAATCAATCAACGGAATTTCTGGAATACTATAAAATTCAATCTCTCCACTACCCTTTTCTTTCTTTTCATGCTCTCTGTTAGGTGTATTGATTATCATTCTTGAACTCAATTTCAATATTTTATATTGAACTGGTACAAATCCTTCCTCTTTCTGTTTCATATAAATTTCTCCAATCATACTAATTTTGTATTATGCCTGTTACAGAACGTGCTTTTATCAATGGAGATGTTTGAACTCTCTACAAATAAATACACCTTCTATTTATAATATTCTCCACTTAGGAAGAAACTTTTTTGATTTTTTCGTGTTCCATATTCAGTTATCATCATTACTTTTGAATACTGCGTGAATAACGCTTGAAAAGCCATTACATAAGCTATGAAAACTCATGTAACGACTATTGAAAATTCTTGATAAGAAATACTGGTTTCATTGGATATTTCAAAATAAAATGTTGCCTACATAGGGAAGATATTGAAGGTCACTTTTTCGGAAAATGCAATTTTACTTCACAATCTGCATAAATGAAGGCTTATTGCTCATTTTTGCAATTTCGCCACTCTGATTATCAATAAGCAGACCATTTTCTCTGTCTATAGTGTAAGTACCGATTCCGTTATCTTCACAGAATTTTTCAGCCATACCAACACCTGTCTGCTGTTTGTACATTGCACTCATGCAGCTCATATAGAACACTGTAAATCCTCTCAAATCTTTGTTCATGTAATCCCACATCAAATCGAATACACCATCACGACCAACTGCATTGTCCAATCCTTTTTCCTTCAGAACATCCATTGTGTAAAAATAATCCTTGCAATCCCATTTATCCCCATCATAGGTTTTATCTATTGGGAATATCTTAATCAGATTTTTCAGCTTGATACGACCAATAATACCGAACAGAACATCTATCAGATTAAATCCTGCTTCTTTTACTGCAAATGGTGTATTATAGCTTGCATCTAATCTCTGATTTTCACGCTCAATGTCTGCAACATATTTAATATACTTCACACCGCATAAGGCAACCTTCATCAATTCATCCTGTGACCAATCATCTAAACTCTTGTACTTTTGAAACATACTACTAACTGTACTGTGATACTGTCTGTTCCATATATCATGTAAAGCAATCACCCTTGTAAGTCTGTTTAATTCGGCTGTGTCTTTATTTCCTGTTGTAATTGTAAATTTATCCATATAATATATATTCTCCTTCTGATACTTAACTGGCTTTCTTTTTCAAATCGAACAACTGTAATATTTCATTTCCTCTTTTGTATAGAACATCATATGTAGAATTATCTTCATCTGTACATACTGCTAACAGCATACATATGTAATTCAAATCATAATCCAGCTCCTTATTTCTATTACATGCATCCTTCAACATCTCAACTCCATTGATTAGTTGGTCATATAATTGTTGCTCTGTATCGCCCATCTCTTTATAAGCATTAGCATTATATTCTCCACACAAATAATGAAATATCGCTGTATCATCTGCATATTTCAATCCTGAAATGTAAAGCATATAATGTAATACTTCATGTCTGATTGTGCGCTTAGTCTCTTCTTCTTCATTTCTCATACAGCAAAAGACATTTATAACATTTTGCTTTTCGGCTATCTGAAGATTTCCCATCGTACTATAGTTGGTTTTTCCATTGTCATAACAATGTTCAGTGTGAAAAATAATTGGTAGTATATCAGTCTGAATCATTCCAAAAAACAGATATTTTTCTTTCATTTCCTGTGCAAACTGTTTTGCATAATCTAAATACTGTTTATAATTTTCTCCAAATTCTGCGTACCAATCCTTATATGTTTCCAATTCCTTTTTTAACGAAAACATTTCAGTCATAAGTTGCTTGCGATTTTTTATTGTACAAATACCTTCACATTCCACCGCATTATTTCCAAACACATAACTACGCATACAGTCTGTAGCATAATCATAAAATGAAATGTCTACCTTTATATTTCTTAAATTATAAGGACAGTTTTTATTATAATTTTCACATTCATCACATGATGAATATGTAATATCTTCACCAGTTTTTCTACATATATCAACATACGTATCTGTCTCTAACTGATAATATTTCATATCAACGTCCTGTAGTGGCTCTATTATCAGTTTTATCATATCAATACACTCTTGCTTTAATGACATAAACTACTCCTTTTAATTTTTAACAACACCCTCCGTCCATTTGGACGGAAGATAATTTTACGCTATCTTCTTATTCCTTGCACCATACACCAGTGCATCCGCTTTTCCTTCCACACAATCAGCAGTTACAACAACTTTCTTTGCACTTGCCATATCAGGAACATCAAACATAACCTTCTGCATAGCGGATTCAATGATACTTCTAAGACCTCTTGCACCAGTTTTCTTTTTAATAGCCAACTCTGCAATCTTTCTCAATGCTTCGTCCTCAAATTCCAGCCTAACACCATCCATTGATAGCAATTCCTGATACTGCTTTGTTATGGCATTCTTTGGCTCTGTGAGTATGTGTACCAAATCTTCCTCTGATAGCGGATTCAATGCAGTTATAATAGGAAGTCTGCCTATAAGTTCTGGCATAAGTCCATATTTCACAAGATCGTGCTGCTCAACCTTTGATAAGTCGGTAACTGATTCCTTTTTATCGGCAACATTAGCACCGAATCCAATGCTATTATGTGTCTCTTCCTTGCCGATAATCTTATCAATGCCATCAAATGCACCACCACAAATAAATAGAATGTTAGATGTATCAATCTTAACCGTCTCTCCCTGTGGATGTTTCCTACTTCCTGTAACTGGCACTTCTGATACTGTACCCTCAATGATTTTAAGAAGTGCTTGCTGTACTCCCTCACCAGATACATCACGAGTGATTGACATATTTTCGCCTTTACGAGAAATCTTATCTATCTCATCAATATAGATAATTCCTCTCTGTGCTGATTCAATGTCATAATTTGCATTCTGTAAGAGTGTTCTTAACATGACCTCTACATCGTCACCAACATATCCAGCCTCAGTTAAACAAGTAGCATCAGCAATAGCGAAGGGTACGCCTATAAATTTCGCAAGTGTTTGGGCTAAATATGTCTTACCACTCCCGGTTGAACCAATCATAAGTATGTTGGATTTCTGAATTTCAACATTAGATTTCTTATTCTGTTTCAATCTCTTATAGTGATTGTAGACTGCAACTGCAAGTGTCCTTTTTGCTTCATCCTGTCCAATCACATACTGATCCAAATGTGCTTTTATCTGTGAAGGTGTAGCCAACTGCATATTATTTGTGATATTTTCCTCTTCCTCATCATTGAGTAAGTCACTTGCAATAGATATACAGCTATCACAGATATATCCATATTTACCTCTAATCAGCTTATCTACTTCATCTTTTTTACTTCCGCACATACAACAAAATTCGTTATTTTTATTTGCCATTATAAAATCTCCTTTATACACTAATAATTGATTTCGTTAAGTTTATCAATTCTCGATTTTACCGAATACAGCATCTTGTTCAATAAATCTCTTTTAAATTTATCATCCAATTCTGCCTTATCAACTCTGCTCATAAAAGCATCAAATGACTTACACAATTTGTCATAGTCGATTGTAGGCTTATTGCTTTTGATATTTAATTCTCGTCTAACACGTTCCTGTGCTTTCCTTCCTCTTACTGCTTTGTCAGCACGAGTATGTAATTTATTTGGTGATACAGTTAATTGTTCACCCTTTTTATTTACAAGTACAGCCTTCCTATCCTCTGTAATCGCAATAAGTTCACCATAGGTATAACTTGTTGGATTGTATTTTGCTGGCATATAATATGCTCTTCCTATTTTCAAATTTTCTACTTTCATATTAAATATTCTCCTTTACTCACATACAATTACTTCCACAGGCTCACACTCTTTCATAAGTTCGTCCCATGTAACTTCAACAAATTTACCATCCTTATAGTCATAATTAGCTTCATCCAAATAGACAAAAATGCAGCAGTCCTTTACACTTTCATCAATAATTTTTCCATCAATCGGAGTACATAGCTTATATGCCTTTTCCCATTTCATAGAACTTATCACTTCAAAGCTATGTGTTGTAATCCATATACCAAAAGGAACATCCAATAATCCGTGGTAATCTTTATCTGTATTGGAAAACGTTTCACCTACTCTGTAATATTTTTTCTCTGTAATTGCTTTACTCATATATATAATTCTCCTTCCATCAAGTGAAAAATTGTAAACTTATTATTCAGATAAATAGAGGGGTGCTTATTTCGGATGCCGATAGGCAGCCGACATACTCTCTCTTTATCGAAAAGAATAATCAGTTTAATTCATATTTTGAGCCATTCAAGGTACACTCAAATTAAGTTTCTATTAGATATATTCTCTAATTCGTGCGCTTTCTTTGCTATCTTTCTTTGGCGCAGGCTTTTCACTTAGCGGAACAGCAATCTTTGATTGCGTTGTGTAGCTTAGTAGAAAAGGTTGGTTTCAAAGAAAGTAGGATATACACCCTGTTAGTCAGCCAGATAGTCTTGCCACCTACGGTGTCAATCCTTATCTGTCAGCCTTTTTCGTTGATATGTCCTGTCACATTGCTTACGCAATATGCCAGTCCAATCAAGCGAAAATTATTATCATTTGTAACTTTATTTATTTTTTCTATTCTCATTTTGGGTGGGTTTTCCTAATATAATATATTAGAGAATCCATCCTAAAAATTTATCTTGACTACCTTTTTTGGATGAAGTTTCTATTATAAGCTTTACACCCAAATAGGGTAGTCAAAATCATTTTCAAACACCGTCAATAAGATTAACCGCCCTCGGAAAAGTGATTTTAAAATCTTACAATTTTCCATGCACTCTTATATATTTTCTTCTTTTTGTTGCCTTTAGAATCCTCAATATATCGTGTGGTAGGAAATTCTTTGATTCTGTAATCAACCTCTCTTTCTTCCAACACTTGATTTAATGTGGCTGCTTTTCTCAATAATTTTCCATTCTGCTTTGCATTGATTTTTTTAATCAACTCACTTCTATCTCTTAATTGTAGTAAGACCACATTATCCGTTACCATTTTTTCCAAATAATCTTCTAATTCGTATTCTTCATTTATCATTCTGTATGTGTAGCTCCCTGTCTCTTTATCAATAAATCCAAAAGTTGCAGCAAGATATTTGCAATATCCAAACTTCCCATATTTTTCAAGCATTATAGAATAGTCTGCTATATCTTCTTTCTTCTTAAAATACATAGGTTCGTTAATAGCTTTCGTGTATGAATTAGGAATTATATTCCCATTTTCATCGTACATGAGATCATCATACAAAATATTATTTACATCGTTTTGCATTGGATATTGTTCTATCAACTTTTCTACCGAGTAATTATTTTGCATATAATAATCTGCCATCTCAACTTTTTGTTCCATGCTTCTTTTTAATCCAGCTAATTTCTGATTGTTTATTACCTTGATATAAACATAAATTTTATCTTCTTCATCTTGTATTCGTTTTCTACCCATGCATTGAATCAAAGAGCCAATATCAACTATATCAATTACAATATGCTTCACATCCTTATCAATGATATTTATGCCAGCATCAAAGCAGGATGTTGTTATCAAAAATTGTTCTTCAAATCGTTGGTTGATTAAGATATTCTTTATCTTCTCTTTATCAACATATTCATAATATTTTCCATTGTTAGCACTGCAATTAAATACACAGTATTTCTTATATTTCGCATAAAGCTTATAAGCTTTTTCTGCTGATTGAATAAAAAATATTCCCTTATGACCTTTTTCAATCCCTTCTTTTATAAACTCTTCCATAGTTGTATCTTTGTGAAAAAAGGTAAGAGAATTTATAAATGAGAAATCAAAAGGCACTTCATATTCTATGGCTTCTTCTAGTCCATTATCTTTGATATATTTTTTCATATACCTTGCCATATGCTCACCTGTTGCAGACATAAATACATGAATAGAATCCTCACTATTCATAATCATCTGAAAAGATACTGCCGTTTTGTTATTAAAACTACTGTCATTGAAAAAATAATGGAATTCATCAGATACAACATATTTGTATTTAGATAAGTCGATTTGTTTACTAGTATTATGAAGTCTGCCATATTCCAAAGACTGATATGTAACAACATCTATTACATCTTGTTTACCATCAGATTCTATTTCATACTTAAACTGCTCGACACAATTAGATCTGTGAATTAGCATTAGAATTTTTCCACCTACTTCTTTTGCTAAATCATATAAGGTATTTTTACAAAAATAACTTTTTCCAGCTCCCATTGGTGCTGATATTAAAACATTATTTCCAGGCTTCCATGCCCTAACATCTTCTTTGCTTATAACATCTGTGATTCTTCTTTTCATTGGTACACCTCCGACTACTGATTAAGATAATCGCTCATAGATTGTCTAATCTGTGGTGTATCTTTGAATAGAAAGATGTTCTTACCGCTTGAACTCTTAATATCTGGTCGCATATCTATAAGGACATATCCCCTTTGCATTAGATATCCAGCCATTCTCTGATTAAAAATAACAATATTTTTTGCGTGCTTGTTCGTAATAATTCATCCCTCCTAATCCAACTCGACAAAATCAATCTTGAAATGTTCCGTCTCAAAATATCTCTTGTCTTTCATGTCCTTTACATTTCTTTTGCAAATTTTTATATCCTGCACTAGTTATTTCTAATGTCTCATCTGCAAACTGATAAAAAAAATCTTTATCATCACATATACATCCATCTACATCATCAATATGGATATTTGTAATTTCGAATACGTTTTGTTCTAAATCAGCCTCATGTTTCAAGAAATAAATTTTAAGTATATCTCTAACCTCTTGTTTCTCAATAAACCGCCTTGTCAATCTATTTATAATATGATCGCTATGAGTTTCTACAACAACCGTTCGTCCAGCTTGAGCATAGGCAAGTATAATATCTGCAAGTGCAAACTGGAATTTTGGATGGAGTCCTGCTTCTGGTTGCTCAAATAAAAGAATATCTCCTTTTTCCCCTTCAAAATGTTCTTTAAATATAGAAAATCCAGTCCATTTATAATGTTTCGTGTTAGAGAATTGATCTTCAATAGCTTTTAGAATTGTTGTTTTTCCACTACCATTCACTCCTGTTAATACAGTTAATGGCATAATTTCAATTGATTTATTTTTAAACATATCTACAGTTTCCAAATTGACATATTGCTTCATAGTGCATCACCCCCATTTATTCCATTATGGTCTGATAAAAATTATCTTCTAATTCAACCATTACTCCATAATGCTCTAATTCATATGTTTTTGTAACCAATTCTCCAACTGATAAATACTGCTGTTCTTTTGGTGCATTTTTGAAAGCATAGCTTCTATATCCGCATAATAATGCAGGTTTTCTTTATCCGAAAATCCAATCAAAACAGTATTGTCTTTTCTTAACACCACTACTCCACATGGATATTTACCACTCTCACAAACCATGTGACAAATATTGTCCTGTAATTTATTTGAATTATCACATCTCAATAGACCATACTCGCCACACCCACACTCACATTTCGATGGATTAAGAAAATTTTTCTTTATATCTAGTCCCAAATCCTTAAACTTCAATTTTGATAATTTTACTGATTTCATACTGTTAATCCTCCACATTCAAAATATATTTTTTCAGACCATCAACACCAATGTCATTGAAAGCAATTTCCAATAAATCATTCTCTGTCAGTTCGCCATCGCCTACCAAATCCTGTAAGATAAACTCTCCATCGTCCACTTCTTTTTCAAGTATATCTGCATTCAGCTCTTCATACTTTTTGTAATATGTCTCCGAAAAAGCAAGTCTGATTTCTTCTAGGATTGACATATCGTATTTGTGAATCTGTAGTTCATCCAAAATATTTTCTACGTTATATCCCACAAAAGCGTATAATTCACTTTCGGAATTAAATACCTCTGCTTTGATAAAGTCGATATTTTCATTTATAACTGCTTTATATTCCTTCAAAGTATCAAACACAACATCCTTGCACCACTCAGCATACTGTGGATATTTCAGAATGCTCTTATATTTATTGAGCTTGTCTTTCCATAGCTGTTCCTTCTGTTTTTCTTCATTGATTCTGTCGTTCAGCCATTTTTCTACTTCATCCAATGTCATATAAACTGGCTGTTTCTTATCATCTAATGGTGATGCTACCTTGCCTGTATATGTACCTTTGACAAAAAATCTTTCATTTGCACCTTTTAATTTATAGCCATGCTTACCTAACTGTTGTCTTAATATGATTTCTCTCTGTTCCATATAAATGTACCTCTCTTTCAATTTAATGTAGGCACACCACCATAAAGGTAATGTGCCTGTTATTCCGTCCAATATGTATAACCATTATCTTCAATGGTATTGTGATTCCGTTTCGTGGTAATCAGCATCTTCACTGATATATTTCTAGTAGTATCATCAACGAGTCCGTTCCGTACAACGATTGTAACTATTCGCTTCAATAGTCGGTTGCTTCGTCTCACTGTAACAAATATCTCTGTCTATTTATAATATTCTCTGTTTATAGAAACACATCTACATATTCACTGTAAATCGAAAAGAATTAACCTGTGCTTCTGGTAATAATTCATCTGTCTTTTTCAAAATCATTTGCAAAACTTCTATAATATATTCTTCATCACCTTCTACCATTGATTTTTTGGTATTAAGCAAATATGGAAGTAATTCACTTGCATGTTTTGCAACAAAGCTGGCATAGATGTCATCAACAATCTCCGCATCAGGCATTTCCCAACCAGAATATGAGGCATGAATCATACAAAATGGTATATCTCTTTCTCCTTGTTCTTTCGCATGATTAATTTTTTCACTGATTGAATAATCTGAAACATTATAATCTTCATCATCACAATCTATTAACATACCGCAAAATATATTGGTAACATTTGCAACATAATTCATGGTGTCTCTGACAGCCGCTTTATCATCTTGTGGCGTAATATCAAATCTTAAGGAGCATAATGCATCTAAATAATTGCATCCCAAAATGATAATCGCCTTTGAATAATCATTTTCTACTAAATTCTGCTCTGCCCAGTCCATTCTCTTAGTAATCAGATCAACCACTTCCATATCACATTCTTTTAAATTTTCATCGTGGTGAAGCTCTGAAAGTGGCAACTCTACTGTTCCTACTTCAACAAAATTCTTTTTACTGTTTGGTCTTATAACTTCTGTTGCTTTCTTCCTTACTGCTTTTCTTCTCTGTTCTCTGTTCATATTCGTTTGTCCTCCAAATTTTTATAGGTGAGAATCAGCCTTTCGCTGATCCTCTATGTTAATGTTTTGACGGGATAGGAACTTACCCTATCAGGACTCCCATCTATTTTATATATTCTCTATTCAGAGATTGATTTTTACTGATTTAATACCAATTCTGCACTTCTGCTTTTAACTATCTTCTGCAATTCGTAGATCTGCTCATATGGTCTTTTTTAATGCAAGTGTTACATTTGCCGCCTGCCCCTTGTCCGTTCTACCATCTTTTATCCCAAATTCAACAATGTCATTCTGTTTCAATTTACTTCCATCCATGATACTGGTACGATGTATGAACACATCATTTCCATTTTCATCCGTGATGAATCCCCAACCTTTACTGTTGTCAAAGAATTTTATTGTTCCTCTCATCTTAACTGCCTCACTTTCGTCCATTATTCATCTTTTTTATCACTCGCATTGTAGAATCATCAACGTTATCTCTACAGAATATAAATGCATTGCCACCTCTGGCTTTAATTAAAGCATCTGTTTTATTTTCAGCTTCTATCTCAAATGTATATTCTCCACCAAAATACTTTTTTACTCCAATTAAATATGTGTTCATAACACCCTCCGTTCTTTATATATAACGTAGGAATGGGAAAGTATCTCGTGATTTCCTTTATCATTCAAACTGAATGACCTCTAATATATTGTTCTCTCTTTATGCTGATAATCTTTCGCTGAAATCTTCATATAATTGTTTTGTGACAGATTCTATTGTCACTCCATCATTAAGCTGTAAAGTTACGTCTATATCGTCATAGCAGTAACAACTTGCTTTTCCGATGGAAATGAGCAACCTATCTTCTGCAATTTTTTCATAAGTAAAATCTATCGTATCTGCAAATATTCCAGAATTTACATAAAACTCCAAATCTTCCTTAAATTTTTCAACTGATATTGGTTCTTTCATACCTTCATCATGGTTTACTACTGCACTTGTAACTGATACAAGGTTGTTTGTGATAGCTTTCAATAATCTGTTTGCATTTGTTTTCCTCATAATGTATATTCTCCTAATAGATTATGTTGATCGTGATTCCTGAACCATCTGTCATAACAATGTTAATATCAAGCACATTGTCTGGATTATCTTCATTGACACAACCAGAAATTGCTGCAATCTCATTTACTGCAATAAATGTAGATGAAATAACTTCTTCATCTTTTACATAAGAATAAGCAATCAAATCCTGCTCTTTCTTATTTTCAGCCTTTAGATAATTCATCTGTGTAAAATATTGGCTTGAACCACAAGTACCAATCTTACAATTTATGTTTCCAATCAGTCCAAATTCTGTCATCTGAATAAGTTTTTCAACACACATTCCATTCAAGATGCCATTCCTCAGAATCTGTCTTGCCTGTTCCCTTGTATCTTCGTTCTTCTCAAACTGAATTACTTTTGTTTTGCTCATATGCTATTTACCTCTCTTTAGTTTTTCTAAACACTAAACACAATTAATACATTTTGACCACTTAGCATCTGCAACTCTATTGATTTTTCCTTTGGAAGATTGCATTTGCGTACATTCATCGGCTCTACCTTTACTGCTGTATATCCAATTTTTTCTTTATTCTCATACAATTCAAACCATAGTAAATCCGGATTTGAAAACCTTATTTGTGAAAATGGCATTGAACGGAAATCGTTTTTATTTCTATTGATATACACACTACCTTTTGCTTGTATAACATCCTGTTTTAGTACTTGCATAAATCCTCCGTTATGTAGATAGGCTGGATTTTCCAACCTACCTACTATATTGTTCTGTTTTTTTACTTGCTGTTTTCCTTTGATACAAGGATAGAAATTTCTAAGAATGACTGACCGTAAGGACGAATCAGAATTGTATCTGTAACGCTACCTTCCTTGATGTAGATTTCATTGCAGCTATCATCCATAAGCGGAAATGTTATTGTGTCGATCTGCATTTCAAACGCTTCTTCTGTTTCTGTTAAAGTACAATTTCTAACACTATTCATTTTAATCTCAAGACCAAACGAATCATGGATAATTGCCATCATCACTTTATGATCTTCCTCATTCAGATAGTCCATAAGTGAAAAGACATCGGATTCATAATAGCTTTCAGACACTTCCCTTTTCTCATTTGTATCTACATGATAGATAACAACTGCCAGCTTGCTGCCATCTTTCAAATCTGCTTCGATCAAGAATGTGTCCATGCCGTCAAGCATCCTCCCTGTTACAGAAGCAATGCTGCTTTCTTCTACAGAATAGTGTGTAGAGGTGCATTTTTCTCTAAATTCAAAGAAACCAGGATATGCTTCAACCTCGTTAATATCCATAGAAATAACATCTTTTCCATCCCTCTGTAATGTCACTTGTGAATACTCATAGATGTTTACCAGTTCAAAATAATCCTGTGCCTTTGCATCCTTATTGTTTAATACTGCTTCGATTTTTGTTCTCATAATTTTTTACCTTCCTTTTCTTAATGTAGGCGAGTAGGCTTTGAACCTACCCACCACAATTTTTATGTTACTTGCTAATTCTCTTTGCTCTTAACTTCTCTAATGCTGTCAATCCCTTTGGCTTATTTGCTGTAGATACCGTCTGTTCCACTGTTGGGGTAGCGAAAATATCAATGTTCTTTCCTGTCCTAACCTCTGTTGTAGCCTTTTGCGAATTTTTGATAATGTCCGCTTCTTTTTGAATGCTCTCTGTCATTGCATCCACTCTACTGTACGGCATTGTAAGACCGCTAAGAATAATCACATTTTCCTCTGATTCTGACAGATAGCCGTGAAACTCGGTTGGTGCAATTCCGATCTCTTTTCTAAGATCAGTCATATCAATTTTGCTTTCCTTTGCAGATACCGCTTCGGAGATACCCATTGTCGTAATGGTCTTATCTTCCCTCTTTGCAAAGATATTACTGTCACGATTCAGTACATCAATAATATTCGCTGTCGTTCCGTTGTTCTTATTGGCTCTTGTGATAATGGAAAATGATGGAGTTAAAATGCACGCTTCGATCTCGGCTAAATCCATGTTTCCATCCTGCGACTTATTATTGATGCAAAGAATGCTTGCAAATAATGAAGCAAATGTGCTGTTAATCTTCATCTTCTCGGTTGCGTTGTTGTCCAGAATGTAGATACTTCCCATTCGTGGCTTCAATTCCTCGATCTCATAAAATGTCTGTCTTGCATTGTCTCTAATTTTTAACGATTCATTATCAGCCGGTAGTACCACGATCATTCCTACCTTGTAACCTTCATCAAGAAGAATTTCCGCAAGCTGTGGTGCGATTGCCGAACCGGTGCCTCCTCCTAATGATGTAGCAATGAATACAATCGAATCTTCTATAATATAGCTGTGAAGTTCATCCAGTATCGTATCAATGCTTTCTGCTAAATCCTGTACACCGTTTTCCCGGTTACAAGCTGCCCCCTTTGAATTGTTCATATGAATCTTGTGGGATAACTTGACAGATGCCAAATCCTCTGTACTGGTGTTGATGCCTACAAATGATGTATTGGCTTTATTACCGCCTAAATCATTCACGCTTTCTTCAATCCTTGCCGTGATCGAACCGCCAGCCTGTCCACATCCAATAACTGTGATCTTCAATCTCTCGTTGATGTTTTTATTCATTCTCTGTGTCTCCTTCCACTTCTTTCATCCACTCAATACCTTCAGAAGTTAAATAGAAAGTATTGGAGTTACTTTTTCTCAGTCCTTCTTTTACATAGCCTTGGGTTACCAATGCTCTAATCTTGTTGTAAACTGTCCTCTCACACCACTTTTCACCATCAGCAATCAACGCTTCTTCAATGTCTTTCTGTGTTAAAGCGTATAATTTGCTCTGCGCCTTGTTCGTGTAGAGGATGTTCAATATAGAATACATAATTCTCAAATTGATTCCTCCTATCATGTGTCTCTACTTACTAATGCACCTTTTACAAGTGAAATTCCCCTGTGATACAGAATTTTTTTTATTAAGTTGTCAATGTACCGTGTTTCTTCTATATAAATGTGTTTTGGAAATAAGCAATTAGCAGACCGCTAACGCTTGACTAAAAGAATGTTCCATGATAATATTTTAGATACCAATATATGTGTTAAGTTTACCAGGCTTACACAATTACCATGAGCCTTTAGCATTGGATGTTACCAGCATCCAGATTGTTGCTATTGGCTTTTTCTTTTTATGTACCAATCACTTTTATAATTGCATTTGAAATACTTTGTAATGTGTCTCGAAAACCTTTGTATCTCTCTTGCATGGTCTTACTATAACACTGTATGTACATATTGTCAATCATTTTTACATAAATATGTACATATTTCATTTTTATATGTGTTTATAGGCTTATTCTTTACATATCTACTATTCCGCATTATAATATGTACATATCACTCAAGGAGGTAATTCTAATGTTTCCTGAAAAAATAAAAATAACAGATGAACTTATACAGTTAATTATAGATACAAGAAAAGAACATAATTTGACAGCATACCAATTATCAGAGAAAATCGGCAAAAACAAATCATGGCTGCCAAACATAGAAAATAGACGGACAAAAAATATTTCACGAGACGATCTTATATTGCTATTTAAGGATTTTGCAAAAGATAAAAATATGGATGCAGAGGAATTTGTTATCAAATATTTATCTCCAACCGCAACAGTAGAATTAAATGATAATGTTTCAGTACCTAATCATTACCTACAAAATTCTATGGGTATTTATTCCCCAGATCATGATATGTTGCATATATCTGATGAAGAACGTATCAAAAGAATGGAATACTACATACAAGATAAACCATATGAAGTTGATTTAATGCGTCTAAAAAAGAATTTAAAGGATTTATCAGATACGATCATTGATGAATTTAGTTACTGTGAAACACCAGACGATAGAAGAAATATGATCAATTTGGTTAAAACAATGCGAGTAAACTTTCAAGGAGAATTTGCATATACTCAAAAATTATACCAGTTCCCTTTATTCCACGGTGATGCCGAAACATGTTTTGGAAAAACTGTTGGAGAAGATTATTTACAGAAAACCAATAGTAATATTGAAAGTTTTTCTGCAAAACAAAAATTGCTATATTCGTATGCAGACATATGTAGTGACATAAACTTTGAAGAAGGCAACTATAATCTATTTGTTGATTTAATGTTCATAAATGAGAAAACCGACATTGAAAAGTTAGATGATATTCTTTTCGGATTTGAAAGTTTCATATATGAATTACATGAATATCTTTTAGCTGCCAAAAATGAAGCACTAATAAATCATCATCCATGCAAAATTAACTTCATAAGGTTATTTGAGCACATTATTAAATCCTTAAATGATTTTATTAGTAATGTAAAATTAGATTACCATTTTGAATATACAATGCCGACACAGGATACCGATGTAGATGAATTGATTAAAAAATGTTTGGAATTAAATACTATTACTTATGGAATAAAACAAGCTATACGAAACAAAAAACAGTAAAATTCCACATGAAATTGTTCTTTCATTTTAGGCATTAAAAAGTACAATATATAGTGTTTTATCAGTTCTATATACACTATATATTGTATATTTATTGATAAGCATATCAAAAACAGGTAGAATCTGCGGAGATGTGCTTATTTTGTGCATTAGAAAAAGCCATAGCGTGAACTATGACCTTTTCCGTTTCAATCAATCAACCATATTTAGAAAGTTTTCCTAAATACCAATATATTATACTATCAATCTAGCTCGTTTTCCATATGTAAATTTCAGAAGTATTTAAAACTGTTTGTTTCCATAGCTTAATGTTCCTTTCTTCTAAAAATATAACCTTGTGCAGCAGTGAAAAACACTTCTTCTAATTTTTCCAACTACTCCGATGTGAGATCGTCTTTTAAACTCTCTTTACAGTCTTTCCACGCTTCTGCCTTTATTCTGTTACTTTCAATAATATCTTGCATTGTTATAGCCATGCTTCATTACCTCTTCACTTATATAATGCACATTTTAGATTACGTTTTCCCCTGTGGTGGAGAATTTTTTTAATTTTTTCTTCAATGATACTTTTACCTATTATGAAAAACCAATATATTGCTAATGGTATGAGAATCAAAAGGATTTTCATTGTTACATTTTCCACAATCATAGATGCGACCAAACCACACGCCCACAAGACTGCTCCTATATAGAATCCATATGTAAAAAATTTCAATTTTCTCTTCATTCTAATATCTCTCGTTCTTCCTAATTTTCTCTAGCTTTTCCTTCTTCCGATTTTTATATCTTACCTTTGCTCTTGGTTTATATTTGTTACAATGCTGGCAGTAATGAGCGTGATCCGCTTTTCTACCTTTGGTACAAAGTCCTGCACATACATAGTATAAACAAGGTGTCTGTCTATCTGTTGCCATTAGTTGTGACCTCCTTATCTTCAATTTTAAAACTAATCGGCTATTCTATTAGGCATATTCTCCCATAAATAGTATTCTACTAACTTTACAGCTTCTCCACATTCCATCATTTTATCTGTAGCAGTTTCCCAATACCCCCGTTCATTCCAATAATTAGGTTTTTTATAAATATTATTATCAACCATATAGCTATATAATTTCTGGTGTAAATCATATAATATTGGATCAACACAAACTTCTGCATCATAAGACAACAATTCCCTCATTGTCCTATGTAAAATACTTTCCCCCTTTGCAACTTCCTTATTCCAGGAATCAGCTAACTTTTTTATACCTTCTTCAAGGTTTTCATATATCTCGCCATTATCACTTTTGTCAAAGAATGAGGTTTCATGTACAAACATTTTTTTTACAGAAAGACCACATTTTTTACACATTGCCTTTCCTGTTAAAGAGTTAATAAAACTCGAAAAGATTATCTTTGGTTTATATCCACAAGAACATGTATCAAATTTGCAGATACTATTTGCAGATACTGTAAAATCCAATGGAAGTTGTATAAACTTGTCATCTTCAAAATATTTCTTATTATCCATTGCAATCAGTATTATATTTGCGATGACAAAATAATCATAAAAAGGAGTATTTTTTGATATTGACCTGCCATTAGGATTTAAATAATTTTTTACCAGCATATGTATTGCATCTATATTTTCATTGCCTTTAATATAGTCAACATTTGCTGCAATCAATAAAAGTGCTGTATCACATGGTAACTCTATTTTATTTTCCTCCCTTTTTAGTTGATCTACCATATTACAAAAATTGTGAAAACATTTGTCTGAATATAATTTTGTAAATAATTCCTTATAATCCATCTTCAATACCGCCCTTTCATCACAAACATACTTTCGTATATACTCTCATAATCTTTCGTTGTCCTTCTGCGTAGGTTTTACAGTTCTGAATTATTTCTTGAACATCATTCCTCTGCAAAAGACCAAAATCATCCGCTAGTGTTTCTAAATCCTTCTTCTCCCATTTATTCATAAACTTCTTAACAGATACTTTTGAACTACATTGCGCTACCCTTTTCCGCATTGTTGGGTTGCTCCTTTCTTGTGGTGTGTGTTGGTTGGTTTGTTAGTTTGTTGTAATAATACTGGTTACATTAAAAACTTGCTTTCCATATGCGATAAGCCATTTTGGGGCTTAATTCCTTATTTATGCCCTATATAGTAGGCTTTTTCAATGTCGCAAGTTAATACACTTATTAGTGTACGCATTTTCAATATTACTCACTACATAGGAATGATTCTCGATATTTGATAATTCCTATTATATCGGTAGGCTATCGCACTTCCTAAACAAAGAAGTATAGGAAAATCAAGCATTTCCGCATTTTGCGATATAGGGTACGATAACCAATTTATTCATTCTTTTTCATTTCTGCGTTATACTCTGCTTCAATATCATCCATAATATCACGCAAGTTTTCCTTTGCTCCCTTCAACCAGTACAGATTGTCGTTTGCAAGAATCGGTTTTCCTAACTGATACTGTCGCTCAATCTTATCCATCATATACTGAATACCCATCTGAAATCCTGCATTAAAAATCTGCTGTCTATCTTCTGTTTTCTGCTCCTGTGAACCGTTCATCTTATCCATTCCCTTTGCTTCCTTTAATAACTCTAATAATGTCTTATCCATTCTCTTACCTCCGTTTTATGTGTAAATTATCAGCAATACCGCAATTATGCTTCCTATAACCATTTGCAGTATAGTTTGCTTTGTTATTGGTTTAGGCTCTCTGTTCATTCAATAACTCCTTCCTTTAGACCCTTACATATATCTAATACACATTTTGTAACCGATTTCCCCCCCCACTTGTGCGGAAAAAATTTATAATAATTCGCTTTTCTTTTTGATTTGTTCCAGATTCGGGTTCAAGTATTTTAATGTGGTTTTTATACTTGTATGTCCTGCTTGATTTGATACCTCATTAATGCTATATGCTCCACTCTCTAATGCGTTATAACAAAAGAAGTGTCTAAGCATATGCGGATGGATATGGTAGCCATCAATACTAAATTCATCAAATACTTTATTGATAGTAGACGGATTCAAAATCTTCCCTTTGCTGTTATGGAATAAATAATCTGATTCCACATTATCTGATCTCTGGTATTCCCTTATTGCCGAGATAACCTTAGAATTGATAATAACAGTTCTTTGTTTTTCGCCTTTTCCGTCTGCTACTCTAATCTGACTCGCAGCAGTGTTTACATCTACCTTTTTCAAATGCAATACTTCTGATATTCTTAATCCTGCATAAGCCATAATGGTGACTATTGCATAATTCCGTTTTGCGGAACATCCTTCAGATTGCAACACTCTTTGTCTGAACTCTTCAACTTCCTTTTTCGTGATATTGGTAGGACTGATTATTTCCGCTTGTATCTTTATTAAGTCTGCTTTGCTTATTACAATGTTATCTGGTTGCATCAGCTCATTATATTTAATAAGTGCAGATAACTTTGCATTGATGGACTTTGCATTTAGATTCTGTCCTGTTCTCTTACAGATTTTCACATTCTTCAAATAGCTTTTATATTCCAGAATATTTTCCCTATACAGCTTCTTAAATTCTACATCCCCGAAGCTGTCATTAAACCATCTGAAAAATTCCTTTACCGAAGCAACATATATTTTGATTGTCTTTTCGGATTTTCCCTCTAAGTGCATCTTGTTTTCAAAATCCCTTATCAGTTCATCCATAAGCGCACACCTCCTAGAAATTTTATTGAATTATTATTTTGCATATTTTCAGAAATTTTATTGAAATTTCTTTTTGCTTCCTACTTACTAATGCACATTTTTTCAGTAATATTCCCCTTATATTGAAAAAATAATTGAGGTCATTTTTGCCTTATTCATTGTATATATTCCGTATCTCCGTTATACTATATAAGGAAGGAGTTGATTTACATTTACATCGAGATTCAGAAGCCGAACCGCTTCAAAGATATGCTACATAAGATTCAGTCTAAACTGGAAGATATGTTATTTTCCATTCTACAACACACACCAGATAAATTCATTCCAAAATCCCTTATGCGTTGGTTTGAGAAATACACCAACAAACGACTTGCACAACTGAAAAGTGATGTGATCCGCAAACGCTGGCAGACAATAGAATTAGAAAAGGCTGTTGATAATATCCACCAGAGGCAGCAGCCATAAAAATAAGAGGTCTTTCTTCTATATATAATATAGTAGATTTACCTCTTTTTTGTTTGAACATCTGTTCCCTTTATGCTATACTGTTATTGTGTAATTGAAACGAAAGCAGGATGTGATTTTCCGATTATTAGATGCCCTCTAGTTTACAAAGGAGGGTGATGCCCTATGAACACGCTTGAAGTTTTAACTTTAGTGCTAGTAATTTTTGCGGCTCTGTCTTACATAGACAATCATAACAATAAAAAGAAATAGCATCCCACACCGTCCAAAGTTTAGGATGCTATTCTTATAAACATTTTAACACTGAGGGCAAATCGGAGTCATATCCGATTCACTTTCTAAGTAGATTATACACTAGGGCATTTGAGAAATCAAGTGCCCCTTTTAATCGTCTTGTGATTCTGCTTGCTTCTTTGCGTTCCTTGCCTTTGTTGCTTCTGACTTCTTCTGTGCAGCCTTTTTCTCTTCCTCTGTCATATTCCGTTTTGATTTTCCTTTTTCATCTTCTGGATAATCAATTACATATTCTGTTCCGTCTGCCTTATCTTTTAAAATCAAATTCATTTCCAGAGCATCCGCAATTTCCACCAATTCAAGGGAAGAAAATTTGTCTCTACTCATTTTGTTGCTTAAATTCTGCCTAGTGACATTTATTTCCTCTGCAAGCTCTATCTGAGATTTTCCCTTTGCTTCTAATATATCCTTAATTACTGTCGTTGCTGACATATCAACCAAACCTTTCATTCAATGTTCACCTCCAATTATACTTGATTTCCCCTATTTTTTCAAGGTCAGCAAAATTCACTTGATACACGATTGCAACAATCTATGTACAATTTTCCATTTTAACGAATGTGTTGTTTTCTTTTCTGTTTGATACATAAAAATTTCCGTTACCTTTTGGAACAAATCTACTGGTAATATTGAGCCTTTCATTTGATTACACTGATAGCAACAAATCTGTAAATTTTCAACTTCATCCTCTCCATTTTGATTCAGTGGAATTATATGATCTAATGTAATCTCCGAAAAAAGTAGCTGTTTCCCACATATTGCACATTTTCCTTTTACTTTATCATACAAAAGTTTTCGTACATCCTGTGAATAGTGTTTTCTATTGTTTTTCTTCTTAACATATGTATCTTCTGTATCAAATAGATAATATCCCTTGCATTGTGCTGGTTTACCTAATATTTTTCGCATTGCCTTGTTTACATTATAAAATTGAGTTGCCTCGTTTATATCCTTTGTCTTTTTTACTTTTCCATTCTTTGTATTTTGTATATAATACTCTCCATTTGTGATTACTATAGCCATAATATCAACCTCTTTTCCATTAAGGACAGCCATATTTCAGACTGTCCTTTCATCCTTTACAGTTCCCTTTTATCTTTCATCTGGGAAACAAATTGTTGTCGCATTGTCTCCTGGTGTTTCGGAGATTCGATTTGTAATAATCCAAATTCTGCCTTTTGAGGTATTATAAGCACCCATAAGGTATAAATCATCTGGATAATTCAAAGCATCCTCATTTGTCTGTTTATCTTCTGCGTCCATATCTCCCCAGTCTTTAACTGCAAATCTCTGTAATGCAACTGTTACCTCAACCGCAAATTTCTGTTCCGCTGCCATAAGATCATTGATTGATCTTGTAGTTACTACCTGTCCCATATTGAAAAATTTTGATGTAATCATTTTGCTTTCAGTCCTTTCCTTATTCGTTCAATGTCTTTACTGCCTCTATCATTTTCGCATTGTATTCATCATAGATTAAAAAGCTAACAATTCTCTTGCCTATACAAATTAAAGCCTCGTGGTTTTTATATACCTCTTCCTTTTTTCCTTGATTAACTTTTCTCATGTTTGAAAAAATACTATTGTCAAACATTTTCTGCTTATATTTTTCAATGGACTTTTCTTTATTAAAATAGACATAATTTTTATACATTCCTTATCACCCATATCCTTATATCAAGCCAACCATGCAAGCCATTTTATACAATGGGTTCTTTGCAAGTTTCCTCGTCTGCTCCGTTTTCTGTTTGGCTTTACGTTCCACCCTGTCCATAAAAGCAAGGCTGTTATCCATTTCCATGTATTCCAACATTTGCGTTGGTGTAAGTGCATCATATGGAGTTTTTAAGTTTCTATCTATAATCTGGTTTCCGTCTGCTGTTGTGATGATTCTAAAATTAAACATATTGTTTTCCGTCCTTTCTATGCTTCCATTACCTCTGTAACAATTCGCTTTACCTTGTCAAACTGTTTATATACTCGTTTCTGTTTGATTCCGTGATTATCCGCTATTTCCTTTAGTGAATAGCCTTCTACCTTGTCAGAAAATATTTTCCTTTGTTCCTCTGTCAATCCGTTTTCAATCTGCTTTACCATTGCCCTATATTCCAGATTAGAGGCTGTTTCCATTGTGGAATGATTAGAAATATTCATATCCATTGAATCTAAACTAATATCTGATCCGGCTTCTGTACTTCTCTTTTGTGCTTTCTGTTTTCTAAAGTGAACAAATACCGCCCTTTTCATATACATATAGGAAACCGCTTCAAAACTGCATTTCGCTTGTAATTGCGGATCATTCAAATACTTTTCTACTGATAACAGGAAATCAAACACAACAATATCAAAAAATTCTTCTGCATCCAGTTTTGACTTCTTCAAAAAGTCCATGATTAGATGATAATTTTCTTCTGAAAACTTGCGTTCTTCCATTGTCAATGGTCTTAATTGCTCTTTATTTTCCATGTGATAACCTTCTTTCTATTGGTGGCAAGTGTGCCATTTCTGACACACCGCCCAACTCCAATTTACATATCAAGTAAATCTCTCCATTTGTGGTATTCATCAATGTTTCCAAAATACTTTGTATCATTGAATAATCTTGCCATAGCACAATTTCCTGTTCTTCTAAGTGTTAAAAGTCTAATAAGCTCTTTTATCTCTGCAAGTGTCCACTCTCTATACTCGTCTAATTCAATCCTAGCCTGTCTTGCAATCTCTGTATCTGTATAACCCTGTATTCTCATAGCAAGAACTATTTCAAGAAGTTCAGGCTCTGCATATCTGCCAACATTTGCAAACAAGTCACGCAAAAACTCTTTTTCAATTACATATGCTTCAACATTTTTTGTTTTATCAATCCAATATGCATCTAACGGATGTCCTGAAAAAGGATTATCGCCCTCTAATTCATAATCAAGACTAACAAAACCGCCCTCTGGCATACGCTTTTGTGTGTGATCTGCTCTATGCTTGCCATAAACCGCACGAGAAAGAACTTTTTCAGCAACCGCATAAAATGGATAGATATGTAACTCTTCTCTACTGCAATACTTCTTTACTGCGTTAAGATAAGGGATGACCAATTCGTCATACCAATCTTCTACTGGTAAATGATTCCATCTCATAAACTGATATAAATAGTCGTGATGTTCTTCTGCAAACACTCTTTCTTCTACTGTCAAAGGTCTGTCGGTGTAATCTGCTTTCTGTCCTCTTCTCCATGTTTTTTCTGTCATAATGCTACCTCCTAAAATATGTATTTTGATTGATTGATTTTGTACGACTACTATTGAGCCGATAGGCAAGCGGAGGACTGAACCTCCCACGGCTGAACTGTCACCGCCTTAATTGATTAGAAATTATATTCCGGGTAAACATCCTCGATATTGAAATCATTTTCAAACCAACAGTGATTAGATATTTCTGGAATATCAATAATAATGTGGTCTGTGTGGGTTTCTGTAACTGTACCCTTGTAAAATGTTCCGTCCATATTGCAACGGACTTTCTGACCGACTGAAAACAAATGTATTAAATTACTCATATATAAATCCCTCCTATTCTTTAGGGTATCGGGTGGATTGCTCCACCCTTTGTCCTGTTGATTGCTAACCGCTTATTACTTGATTCGTAACACACTGTATGTCGTTGTTTTGATGTACTCTTCCAGACTTCCTAAATCTTCCTCAAGTCTTTTCTTGTCTAAAGTAGAGCGAACCTGCGACTTATAGGTAATTTTTGCCGTGTCTGTAATTTCTTCTGTAAGGTTGTTTTCATTCATATAAGAAATAACCTCAGCTTCCAGAGCATTTTCAATGTTGCTTGCTTCCTCAATCATTGTTTTGTACTTTCTGATTTCTTCAACCTTTGCTTCTAATTCTTTTTTTGTCATAATGACTACCTCCTTAAATATGTTTGATTGATTTTGTGTAGGTCTGTTTTGTTTGACCTTGTAACTGTATTGTACACTCGTTAGTGTGCAATGTCTATTGACGAAATATACAAAATGTACACTTGTTAGTGTCGTTTTATTATACAAGTTCACTACTTAGTGTACATATTACACAAGATCATTGTACACTCTTTAGTGAATTTGTATATTGATATTGTACACTTGTTAGTGTATTATAATGATATCAAATCAATCAACAATATATTTTTAAAGGAGGTTTTTCTATATGAAATATTTTAAGAATGTAGAAACACTGGAAGAATTAAGAAAACAGTACAAAGAGCTATTAAAGAAGTACCATCCCGACAACCCAAACGGATCTACAGAAGCAACGCAAGAAGTCAATGCTGAATATGATACATTATTCAAGACATTAAAAGACAGACACGAACACGGAGCAAGCGACACCAACGACAACAAAACAGATTATAATAATATGAAGTATGATTTTTCAGAAGATGAAAAACTAAGGGAAGTATTACAGCATATTGTTACAATGGAAAATATCAATATTGAAATTGTAGGTTGTTGGATATGGATAGACGGCAACACATACGAACACAAAGACACTTTAAAGGCTTTAGGGTTCAAGTGGGCAAGAGAAAAAAAGAAGTGGTATTTTCATACAGAATCATTCAGAAAAAGAAGCCACAAAAAATTATCTATGGACGATATAAGAAACTACTATGGAAGTACAGAAGTAAAGACAGAGGAAACAAAGAGATTAAAACAAGCGTAAAAAATAAGGGTGTAGACAATAACAAGCCTACACCCTACCATAAGAAAAGGAGATCAAAACCATGAAAAAATCTATTGAAAAAATCGGAACTATTGCAACTATCGTTATTATGTCGGTATGCTCTTACATTGCAGGAACTACACAAGGAAAAACGGAAACAGTCACAAAGACTATTACAAAAGAGGTTGAAGTTATCCCCGATAATTATATATCACTTGATAAGTGCATACCGCTTGATGATGTATGCGGTTGGTACTATGATAAGTACGACTATATTTGTTTTGAACTTGGAGACATTGGAAAACAGTTAGACAACCCAAACGGCAAAAGTTACAATGATATTATAGCAGACTTGCCACATCTTACAGACTTAGAGTAATAAATACATAACAGAATACAGAAAGATATAATAAAAGGGTGTAGCCGATGAAGTTACACCCTTATTTTTTATATGCTCTATTGATATTTTTTATTGTTATTATATCCTACTGGTTTAGTATGGATTGTGTAGTCAGGGTATCAAAAACTAAAAAAGGGATCTGTTTTTCTCTACCGCCCTGTAGTTGGTTCTTCTCGACACGGACTTGAAAAATTTACCCCTACGATATTTTCAATCCTAAAATCTGTCGCTTTGAAATGAACGGAAGTATTATTTATAAAACCTCTATTACGGAAGTGGGATTTACAACACTTCTATTCCCACCTAAAGGGAAAATTCCCCTAAGTGAAACTGTTCCACTTAGAAGATAAAATCTTTCGCACACTTGTATGCGAAAGATTTTTATTCTTCAAGGTGTGTCCATTTGAACACAAGGCGTTTAAAGTTTTCGCCACTTCTGGCGGTATCTCATGGGGAACGAAATTTAGTTTCCTTCAACTATTGCAAATATGAAACATCTCTAAACCAACACTATCTGTTTCAGATAACAGCGCAAAATTGCGCTGTACCACTGTGGACTAACCGCTTTTTCGGAATCTGAAATTCCGATTCATTCTTCCCCAGTTCCCCACGGAGAACTTACCCCATATCCTTAGAGAAAATCAATAGAAATCGCACCAAATCCGCTTCAAAATCCATCATAGATAACCTTGTTCGCCTACACAATTACAAAGCCGATTTGCCCTAAAAATCACTTATTTTCACAAAGGATAATAGCATATAATACAGGGAGGGGTACACTTAAACTATGCTATATTAAGTACCTAACAGCAGCAGACGTACCAATAAAATTACTCTTCCGTTTTCTTAAACGTCCAATATTTATCCTTAATCAAATACTCTCCATCCTCGTAAACAACATTATATCTGGACTTCTTCGTATCACCTTTATATTCATAATAAAAATATCCCTTTTCTGGAACTAACACTATTTTAGATGGATCATCGACTTTATCTCCATTGCTCAAATATGCACTGTCGTTATCAATGGTGAAAACAAAATCATATTCAGAAGCACCCGTTCTCCATATACCATTTATCACTTCTGACATTTCATCTTTACTCTGGAACTTAGCATTTTTATTGGATATTACCATAATCAAAATACATAGAAATAAGATTAAGGTCATCACAAAAAATGATATAATGATTGCCTTTTTATTTTTCATTCACTGACACCTCCTCTACTATTCACTTCCACACGAATTACAATGCCATTGCTTCTTAATCTTTTGCGAAAATATTCCCCATAATGCTACACTTCCTGCTTTTGTCATAGTAGAAATTTTTTAATATTTTCGCTTTGGCAGATTGGACATTTCTTTAATATTGCCAAATCTTCACTAACCTCTGGGTCTTTTGCTTTTGAAATTTTATTACCTAAATACTTTGTAACCACATTGATTACATCTTTGTTATAACATCCTAAATTAAGCTGCTCAATTATTTCTTCTTTTATTGTGAGCAGTTCTGATTTTGTCGGATGTATTCTCTTCTGGTATAAATCGTTAAGCACTGAAGGCATTTTTTCAAAGCAATCAGAGCATATAACCAACTCTTCATTTTCTAATAAAGGAATGCGTACTGTAAGTAATCCAATATTTTTACCACAACACAAACAATTCTTAGCCATATATGCAACTACTCCTTTTTCTCTACAGCAATCCAATTATTCCAAGTATAAAATCGCACACAAAACCAAATTCCCCTTATTGTGTAATTATACCATACATCATACAAAAAAGGTAAAAAAATAGGGCATATCAGATAAACTAATATCCAATATGCCCTAATCTCTAATCCCACAACGAATAGAACCACTTAGAAAATAATTCCAATGCCTCATTCTTGCAATCTTCCCTGTACTGGCTCAATGCTTTTTCTTCCTCATAATATTTTTCCTCAATATCCTTATACTCTGGTATTTCACTAGGAAAATGCAAAACTCTACTATGTTTATTTTTCTTTTCTTCTTCGAGTTTTTGTCCAAAGATTCCATATTTTGCTTCAAACTCTTGTAATACACCCTCATGCTTTTTCTGATATGGATTTTTCTTCTGGCACATTTCCTCATTCATTTCTCTAAATAAGAATATCATCTTATCCAAAATTTTATCCCACTCTGCATGACATTCATCATTGCAGGAAATCCCATGTTCATCCACGTACTCTGTCCCCAAACAGCTCGGACTTCCATGCTTTGTATCTTTGAATTGTTGCAACATATCTGGCATAAGATTCATAAACCAATAATCAATGTTCCATAAATCCTTATCGCAATAACCTTTTGTCACTCTCTGAAAGCTGTATTTTATATTCCGCAACACAAGACCAGGTATCTTCCACGGTCTTTTTCTTTCATACCAAAAATCTGTTTTATTCCATACATTATCCATTGTGTAGCACCCTCCATCAAAATAGCAATATCCCCGTCAATGACGAGGATATCTTCTATACTGGTATGTAACACTTTGCTTAGAATCAGCAGATTATCCAAGTTGGGTAACGATTTACCAGAAAGCCATTTATAGACTGCCTGTGGATTTTCAAATCCCATAACTTCTTGAATATCTTTTACTGTATATCCATTATTCAATAAAAGTTCTCTGATTCTGTTTCCTGTTGCTTCTTGTTGGATTGATAAATATATAGGCTTCACATTGCTCCTCCTTATACATCTTCCATCCCGATACACAAACATATTTTATCATTATTTCAATGTTTCTTCCAGTAATTTTATCTGACAGCACCTCGAAATTATATTTAATTTTATGCCTATAAGCATTATCTGTCATTAAACTATTGGTTTAATTCAGTTTTACAACGTTTCCCTCTTTGGAAACGTCAATCTTCATACGGACTATAAGGATGCACCTCATATTTAATCAATGCATCAAATAGCCTGTCTGGTATCTTATCTCTATATCTCAATGCCAATACCCTAATCTCCGATTCCTTAAATAGTTTATATTCTTGAAAAGCTTCTTCTTCCGTATTCCAGTAATGCAGCTTAACTTGTTTGTCATGCCCGAATGGTGTGATCCTTGCAAAGAACTTATCCCTTGCTTTGTCATAATCAACACCGATAGCATAAACCTTTGCTGATTTATAACGGCTTCTTCTCTTTGTAGCACTTGCCAAGGCAGAATTGATAGTCTCAGGCAATATACAACACTTGTCTGGTGCATACTCTTTATTGCCACGACATAATAAATCCTTATCAACTGCCATGCGTTCTCCGTCACACTCATAATAGTTAGCAGAATACCATTCAGCAAAAGAATCTCTGCTATTCTTCCAATCGTCACACATATAAGCATCATCATAGCATTGATTCACCAATAATGAACTACCACCATAACACCTTGCATAAATCCCCTCATAAATTTTATAAGCTGGATTGCCCTTTACCGTATTGTAATCATAATATTCCTGTTCTCTGCTAATCTCTGCAACTGTTTTGACGTGCTTACGTAACAACTCATACTCTTCCGCAGATACATAAATCAGATTCTTATAATAGTTGTTATTCATATTTTCGTCTATATGCCATATCTTATTGCATCCTGTCGGCTTGATTAAGAAATACTTTGCTACAAGAATTTCTGGACTTGTTTCTTCATGTAAAGCAGTTCCGTCAATATCATAGGTTACAATCGTCCAATGCACACTTCTTTTGGGATCACCGCTATCCATTTTATGAAAGAAGAATGTTTTATCTTTCCTCATATTGTTTGTAAGTCTGCCATGACTTGAAATCCAATAATGCTGTGTATCTTCCAACTGTACAAATATTTCATCATCTCCAAGTAAATCTATATTATTCTTTTTTGTGTCAAGCACTTTATCATCTGATAGCTTTATGTAATCTCTGAACTCTTTTCGTTCAAATCTTCTTCTATCTTTGACCTTTATATAAGCCAT